TTGGCGGTTTGCATTAGGCGGCTTTCTTCGCCATGAGCTGGACGTAGTGGAGGTTGAGACGTGCTTGGAAGACCTTCCAGAACGGCTCGGCTGAGAACATCCAGGCGACCTCGAAGTCATCCGGGGACTCCTTGCCGATGCGGACGATGCCGCGGCGCTGGACTTTCATGTCCGGGCGGTTTTCGTTCCAGAGTTGTTCGTAGCCGGCGAGCTGGACTTTGTGCGCTCCGACGATGGCTTTGGATGTCTTCCAGTCGAGGAGGACGATCTTGCCGTCACGGTCGCGGCTGGGTGCGTCGATGGTGCCGCCGAAAAGGTATTCTTCGGAAACCAACTGCACTTCCGGCTCGATGACGGTGAGACCTTCTTCGTCCCACCAGCGGCGGAAGTTTTGGTAGGCGATGGTCGCCTTCTCAACGTCTGCCGGGGAGAACTCGGAGAGGTCGGGTTCGTGGTTGTGCAGGAAGCACTCGATCATAAAATGCGCCACGGTCCCGATGTCGGCTGCCTTATCTCTTACTCGTCGGTAGTCTTGGCCTTCGCATCCCAATTTCCACGCCCAGTGAATCAGGCCGCTGCTGTCCTCGCCGATCTTGGCGATGGTTGAGGCGCCGGGAACGTCGGTGCCGTCCTTGAGCGGATACTTCTGGTGTGCGCGGGTCTTTTCGAGGCGGACGATTTTGCGTCCGTCCTCGGTGAAGCGATCCGGCTCAACGGGCTTGGGGGCTTTGGAAGGGGAGCGGCGTTTTGCCGCCCCCCTTGTGGATTTGGTTGTGGTGTTTCTCTTGGGCATAAGAATTACCAGCTAATTTCTTCGTCGTCCGTGCCGGTCTTGCGCGCGGCGGGCTTGGCCTCGGACACGTCGAAGCCGTAGGCAACGGCGCTGCCGCCGTCGCCCCAAGTGACGAGGTCATGCACCATGACAGCCTTGGGCTGCAGTGTGATGCCGGCGCCGAGCGTGCCCGTGTACCAGCAGTAAGGCACGACTGCGACTTGGATTTTGCTGCCGCCGCCGACATTATCGGTGATGATGTCGCCAGAGGCGTTGAAGAGCTTCGGCGCGCGGCTATACGTCTCGCCGGCTTTGTCTTTGCCCACGGCTTTGACCTTGAGCTTCAACTGGACGAGACCGTCATTGTCTTCCCACGGAGCTGCGTGGAGCTTGAGCTTGTCTTTTTTCAGTTCGGCCTTTTTCTCGGCGACGAACGCGGAGAAAAGTTCCTCGGCTTGCTTGATGAACGGTTCGGCTTCCTCGGCGGTTAGCTCGAGGTTGACTTTGAAGACCCCGATGTCGTCGAACTTGGTGTCCGGGCGATTGAGGTGAGGATAGCGGGCGATGCCCACGGGTGTGGTTAGGGTTTTGTTTGGCATATTTATGCGTTGGTTGGTTGTGTTTTTGGTTGGATAGGAAAGCTGGACTCGCGCATGAGGTGACAGAAGTCGCGCAGCGTGAGGGTGACGAGCGTGTCGCAGTGGTCGCGGCGGTGAACGACTGCGGAGTTTTTGTATTTGCCGGGGCCGAGGTCTTTGTTGGCATCGCGCCGCGCTTGGCAGATGGCCGCATCAAGATCCAGACGCGCGCGGCCGTGGCGCTTGCACTCAAAGTGCCAATCCGGCAAGCAGGGCACGATCACGTCGGGCGCACTGATCCCCCAAGATCCTTGGCTGACTTGCGCGCCCCGCTTGGCCGGAAATCCTTCGGCGGTCAATGCCTTGGCGACTTCGCGCTCGAAGCTGGCGCCTTTCTGGCGGCTGTTGATCATTCGTTGATGGCCTCCCAAAGTTGTTTCGCCGGTGCGTAGACGGAGCCGTCGCTGTCGCTGGTGCGACCGACCGGCGCAGTGCCTTCAAAGCGGGTGAGCGAGGGACGCCATGTGAGGTTGAGCGTGCCAGTGCGGCCGGCGCGGTGCTTGGCAACGATCAGCTCGGCGTCTTGCACTTCCGGCTCCTCGTCTTGCACGGCGTAATACGCGGGGCGATGGATCAGGCAAACGATGTCGCTGTCTTGCTCGATACTGCCGCTCTCGCGGAGGTCGCTAAGTTTTGGGCGGTTGTCGCTGCGGTTCTCGGCTTGGCGGTTGACCTGGGCGGCGGCGACGACCGGAATGCCTAACTCCATGCTCATCGCTTTGAGGCCGCGGGAGACGAAGCCGACTTCGTTTTCGCGGCTTTGGGCGCCGGTGTGACTGACGAGCTGTAGGTAGTCCACGAAGATGCATTTGACGCCCCAGCGGCGGACGGCGAGGCGAGCGCGGCCGCGGATGTCCAGAAGGGTGAGGCCGCCACGGTCGTCAACGTAGAGGGGTTCTGTGGAAAATTGCGTGGCGGCGTCGAAAATGCGGTGCTTGATGCTGGCGGTGAGGAATCCGTTGCGGATGATCTCGGTGTTGGTCTCGGCGCGGCCGAGGACTACACGCGCGGCCAACTCGTTGGCGGGCATTTCGAGGCTGAAGTAGACGACCGGGATGCCGCGGCGGGACATGTTGTCGGCCATGTTGAGCATGAGCGCGCTTTTGCCCATGGCGGGGCGGCCGGCGATGATGGTGAGCTGACCTCCGCGGAGTCCGCCGGTGACTTGATCCAGATCACGGATGCCGGTTTGCAGGCCGAGCTTCTTGCCGCCGGCCATGAGGCTCTCTAGCTCTTCGAGGAGGCCCGGGACGATGGCGCTGGGGGCGCGCATGCTGTCGGTAGCGGTGGTGAGGGAAAGGCTGAGGACGGACTCGCCGGCTTGCTGCAGGACGCTGTCGGCATCGCTGGCCATGTCCTGGGCGGCGGCTTGCATGGCGACCGAGGCGTCGATGATGCGGCGGCGGGCGTGGAGGTCGCGGAGGGTTTGCGCGTGATATTCGACTGCGGCGCTGCCTCCGGCGTAGTCGCCGAGCATCTCGGTGAGGGCACCGGCGCCGCCAACGAAGTTGAGTTTGTGCTGCGCGTCGATGCGTTGGGTGACGGCGATGACGTTGGGCGTGCCACCTTCGCCGCGGACCTCGGCGATGGTCTCGTAGATGAGGCGATGCGCGGGCGTGTAAAAAAGATCGGCGTGGATGCCGGAGACTTCGTCGCAAAGTTTGGGATCAGCCATGAGCGAACCGAGGACGGTGCGCTCGGTGGCGGGGCTTTGTGGGACGGTGCGTTTCATGTTAGGCGGCGCCTCCGTCGTCATTGTTTTCCAGAACGACTATGACAATGAACGTCAGAACGATCAGCGCGAGGTAGGTCAGAATGAGCGCGTTCATTTTCTTCCTTCCTCCGGGCAAGTTGTGCGCGGCGACGTTCCCAGCGGTCGCAGGCTGCATCGACTAAGCGAAATGATTCTTCGAGCCATGGTGTGATGTGGTGTTCGGGCGGCGGTGGTGGTTGATGCTCAGTGGCCATGACGTGGGACTTCTAATTGTCGTGGCGTGATCTGTTGGCATATGTTGGCATATGTAGGCATACGCTTCAAGGGTTTTTTATGAGGATGGGCCATTTTTTTAGGTGGCCGAAATCGCGGGGTTCGCTGACGGAGGTGACCTTGCCGCAGATGCCGCAGGTGTCTTCGTGCCAGGTGGAGACGTGGCCCTTGGGCATGCCGCGGCCGTGGGCTTCGCCGCAGGGGCGGCAGATCCACGCGGGATACGGGAACTGGTCGCGGACCTTTTCCAAGATGTCGGAGAGGAAGTCTTCTTTGAGGAAGATCGCCTCGTAGTTGGCCCGGTAGCGGTCGCCGTTGACCGGCCGCGGGGTGTCGCCTTTGCCGGCGCTCATCGCTTCACTTCCTCCCAAAAGACCTTCCGGTAGTGCTCCTCGAGCTTTTCCATATTCTGCAAGGCGCCCAGATCCTCGGCGATGCGTGGGATATCCCACGACATCGGCATGTGCCTGAGGCGGGCGCGGGCCTCGCGGCGGATCTCGGCGGGGATGCGCTTGATTTTGCCCGGGGTGCCCAGCTCGGTTAGGAAGTGGCGGGCCTGCGCGATGGCGCGCGCCTGCTCGTAGGGAAGGCTCATCGGATCGCGGTGGCCTCTTCGATGGCGTCGTGCGCCTCGGAGGCGACTTCGTTGGATGGCTTGACGCAGCGCTTCAAGACGCGGATGAGGCGATTGTTGGAGCGGATCAGCTCGCGGACCTGCGACTCAAGCGAGGCGGTGTTGTCCGCGAAGTTGGAGCCGAAGCCGACCGAGCCGACAACCAAGTCAGGGATCATCGTGCTCATTTGCGCGCCCTCCGTTTGCCGCGGCCGAAGATGAAGCCGGAGTTGCGGAACGATGGCTGCGTGATCAAGCCGCGCTTGGCTAGGAAACGGTCGCACGCCGCGTTGATTGACGTGGCCTCAAGCATGAGCCGGCCAAACAGCGGGCCGGTGGGTTCATATTCGAGGGCTAGGGTCTTGCCGTTGTGGAGGGTCATTTGCGGGCCTCCTCAAGTTCGGTGGCGAGTTGGCGGACGAGGGCGCGCAAGGCCATTATCGTGGCGATGCTTTCGTCGGCGATCTGCTCGAGGTATTCGACGTTGACGTTGAGGTTGGTTTTCGGCGCCTTGGGGGCGCTCGCCTTTTTGGTGCTTTTTGCGGTTTTCATAAATATTTAGGGAGTATTAAGGATGGGGTGGGACATTTGCTGTCCTAGACCCCGAATTGGTTAGCGATTCAGCGACATCGTTGAGCAAGTCCCAGTTACCGGGTTTCCGGTGCTTGTTGGGGTCGTAGCGGACGCTGACGCGGTTGCTGATGTCGTCGAAGGTCCAGAAGACAAATTGATTGAGGTCGGGTAGGTAGGCGGCGAGCACGTCGAAGTCGTGGATCTCGTAGGGGCGGGCTTTCAGTCCGCCGGTGGCGCGCTTGACGGACACATGGTAGGCGCCGCGGTCGAGGGTGGCGGTCTTGACCTGGACGGCGATCGGGCGGACGCCGGCGCGGGTCAACATCACGTCGGTGGTCTGGGCGTGGCCGAAGGGCGTGAAGATCTCCCAGTCGTGGA